AACAGATGATATAAGTTTTGCAACAATAGATTATTCAGCAAACACAGTTAATTTTTTAGATTCAACTGTAGTTGCAGATTTAATAGGAGATACAACACCACAACTAGGTGGAAATTTAGATGTAAATGGAAACGATATAGTTTCAACATCAAATGCAAATATTGATATTGTTCCGAATGGAACAGGAGATATAACACTTCAAGCAGACACAGTTCAAATTGGAGATAACAACGCAAACACAACTCTAACTACGAATGGCACAGGAGATTTAATTTTAAATACAAATGCTGGAACAAATGCTGGAAACATCACTCTTGAAGATGGTGCTAATGGTCATATTCAAGTAACGACAAATGGAACAGGATATATTAAATTTAATGATTTAGCTTATATTCCACAACAAGCATTAACTTCATCATCAAACGCTGTTGCATGGGACGTTCAAGCAAAACCAAACGCATATCATTTAACAACAGAGAATACTACTTTCTCTGCACCAACTAACTCTGTAGAGGGTTCATTCATTTGTTTAGAAATCAATTACAATGGTTCACACACAATCGCATTTAATACAGTATTTGAGTTTGCGGCTTCAACAGCACCAACATTTACTTCAACAGATGGTAAAACTGATATATTAGTATTTAGATACAATGGTGCAGTATGGCAAGAAGTAGGCAGAACATTAAACCTAAGTGAGAGTTAAAATATGTACGCAATAGTAGAAGATAACAATATTACACAATACATTAATAATCCTAAATCAGTAGTGATAGGAGATGTAAGATACCCAGCAAAAATTTTTGAGTTATGGTCACAATCAGAAAAAGAAGCAATAGGTATTTATGAAATAATAGTTGATAAAACAAACTATAAAGACCCAGCATATTATAATAATGCAAATTCAACTTACACATTTGCAGATGGTCAAGTTACAGAATCTTGGGGAACTGCTACACCTAAAAGATTAAATGATGAAAACGCAGTAGATGAAGATGGCGAACCTGTTTTAGATAATGATGGAGTTCAATTAATTAATTATGGTTTAAAAACTGAAAAGAAAAGAATTGTAAAACAACAAGCATCAGGATTATTAGCACCAACTGATTGGTATGTAGTAAAAGCAACAGAGGTAGCTGATTATGATATACCTAATAACATATTATCTTTTAGAGCAGATGTAAGAGCAAAATCAAATGAAATGGAAACTCAAATAGATGCTTGTACTACTGTTGATGAACTAAAAACACTTTATGAATATGTAAATACAGGAACAGAAGAAAACCCTGTAATTGAAAGACCACTAGCAGAATTTCCAACATTGGAGAACTAATGCCACTTATACTTGGAACTAACTCCATAAAAGACACAGGATATAATGTAGCTAACTCATTAAGGTTTGATATAGGAAGCACAGATAATTTAACTAAAACTTTTAGTACACCCACTAATGCCAAAAAATTTACTTTTAGTACATGGACAAAAAAAGCTAAAAATGGAACATTTCAAACTTTATTTAGTGCATATCATTCAACAATATATGCACAAAATCCATTTGGTTTTAGTGAACACACCTATGATGATATATTTTTTAATCAATTTAATGGTTCAAGCTATGATTTTAGACTTGCAACTACACAATTACACAGAGATCAATCAGCTTGGTATCATATAGTTCTTTCAGTTGATACTACACAAGCTACTGCATCTAACAGAATTAAAATTTATGTTAATGGTGTTCAGGTAACAGCATTTGATACAGAAATATATCCATCACAAAATTTTGAAATGAAAATGAACTCTGCTGTAAATCATGCAATAGGGGTAACATTATATAATCCATCAAACCTTACTTATTTAAGTTGTTACATGGCAGAGACAGTATTTATTGATGGACAACAACTTACCCCAACATCATTTGGAGAATTTGACGAAGATAGTCCTACAATATGGAAACCTAAAGATGTATCTGGTTTAACCTTTGGTACAAATGGATTCTATTTAGACTTTGAAAACTCTGGTAGTCTAGGTGCAGATGTATCAGGTAATGGAAATAACTTTACTGTAAATAATTTAACTAGCATAGATCAATCTACTGATACTTGTACTAATAATTTTGCAACTGCTAACCCTCTTATTTATAAAACTAATATAGATTATGCTGATGGTAATTTAAATAGTTATCATACATTTACAAACGAATATAGAACTACACAAGCTACATTTGGTACAGATTCTGGAAAATGGTATGCAGAATGGAAAGTATCAGCTATAGGACAAGAAGTTGCTGTTGGTGTAATGCTTCCAGAAAATTTGCCTCAAAATAGTGGAAATCATTATGTTGGTAAATTTACAGGAGATGTTGGTTATTTTAATAGTGGGAATATAATTAAAAATGGTTCAGTTAGTCAAGGTACAGGAACAACATTTACAACAAATGACATAATTAGTGTAGCTATGGATTTAGATGGAAATACTGTTCAATTTTATAAAAATGGTTCGACAGTTGGTAGTACAGAATCTTTAACATCAGGTGCAACTTATATTTTTGCAGTATCAGGAATGGGAGATGCAAGAGTTTTATGGAACTTCGGCAACCCACCATTCTCAATCTCATCAGGAAATAGTGATGCTAATGGTTTTGGAAACTTTGAATATTCTGTACCTTCAGGTTATTTTTCCCTTTGTACTAAAAACCTAGCGGAGTATGGATAATGGCTTATACGACTATAGACGACCCATCAGCATATTTTCAAATCTCTACATGGACAGGTGATGGAGAAGGAAGTAGAAGTTTTACATTTGATGGTAATTCAAATTTACAACCCGATTGGGTATGGATAAAATCGAGATCAACAGCTCAAGATCATGCTTTATATGATAGTGTTAGAGGTGTTCAAAAATCTATTGCTTCAAACAATAATAATGCAGAGGTAAATCAAAATGTACATGGGTATCTTTCTGCATTTAATACTAATGGATTTTCTGTTGCAAATGGAAGTTCTGGAAATGGAGATGTTAATTATTCTGGCAGAACTTATGTAGCATGGAACTGGTTAGCTGGTGGCTCTGCATCATCAAACTCAGATGGAAGCATAACAAGTTCTGTATCAGCTTCAACTACTGCTGGATTCAGTGTTGTGTCTTATACAGGCACAGGCTCTAATGCTACTGTTGGTCATGGATTGGGAGTTGCACCAAGTGTTGTAATAACAAAAAATAGAGATTTATCTTCTGGTGGTGCATCAAATTGGAGAGTGGGTTCAACAATGTTAGGTTTTACTAAAAGATTAAATTTAAATACAACTGATTCAGTTTCAACAGATTCTACTGCATATAATGACACTGACCCTACTTCAAGTGTTTTTAGTGTCGGCACTCATGGTTCAACAAATGGTTCAACAAATGGTATAATAGCCTACTGCTTCGCAGAGAAAAAAGGCTACTCAAAATTTGGAAGCTATACAGGAAATGGAAATGCAGATGGAACATTTGTTTATACAGGATTTAAACCAGCTTTTATAATGGTTAAAGGTACAAATGAATCTAATCAAGACTGGGCTATTTTTGATAACAAAAGAGACCCAATTAATAAAGTAACACAAAGAATACAACCAAGTTCTTCTGCTGCTGAAAGTGGTGGTCAAGATATTGATTTTTTAAGTAATGGGGTAAAATTTAGAGTTACTGGTGATTTTATAAATGGTTCTTATAATTATATTTACATGGCTTTCGCAGAATCACCCTTTGTAAACTCTAATGGTGTACCAACAAATGCTCGTTAATAATGAATGATAAAACTTTTAAACATACTAAAACATTGGAGGAATAATTTATGGAAGAAATCAAACAACGAATTAAAGAACATGAGGGGTATAGGGATACTGTGTATTCCGATAGTTTGGGTTTCGCTACTATTGGCTATGGTCATCTTGTATTACCCACTGATAACTTTGTTGAGGGTGTTGCTTACGATAAAGAAACTCTTGAAGAAGTTTTTGATAATGATTTTAAAATAGCAGTAGATTCAGCTAGAGATTTATTAAGAAACATAGAGCA